AGGAATAAACATGGCAAAGCCCGGACGGCCCTCTACCGCATCCTTAGTTACCGTGCCGCGGCTCGCGCGCGACCGGCTGTCGGTGCCGGCGCACCTTGACGAAGTGGAGGCGGCCGAGTGGCGCGCGATCGTCGATTCACTGCCGGCCGACTACTTCCGACCCGGCGACGTGCCGTTGCTGGCCGAGTTCTGCATTGCCAGCGCGGCGTCCAAGTGGTGCAACACGACGCTCAAGGCCGAGGGGTTCGTGATCGACGACGGCCGGCGGCAATGGGCGCACCCGGCGGTCGCGATCCAGCAGATGCAGCGCGCGGCGATGGCGCAGATGGCGGTCAAGCTGCGGCTGTGTCCGTCGAGCCGCTACACCGAGAAGTCGGCACAGACGAAAAGCACGGCGGCGGCCGGTAAGCGACCTTGGGAAGCGCAGCAGTCCGCGCCGTAGCCCGTGGGCGCGGCAATCGCAACGTCGCCTGGATCGAAGCGCATTGCCGCGTCCCGGAAGGGAAGGATGTAGGCAAGCCGGTAGTCCTGCGGCCGTGGCAGCGGCGGGTGATTCGCGGCATCTACGACACCCCGACGCGGCAGGCGATTGTCTCGTTCGGGCGCAAGAACGGCAAGACTGCGCTGGCCGCGATGCTGGTGCTGCTGCATCTGGTCGGTCCCGAGGCGCGGCAGAACTCGCAGTTGGTCTCGGCGGCAATGTCGCGCGATCAGGCGGCGAAGCTGTTTGGGCTGGCGGCGAAGATGGTTCGTATGTCGCCGGACCTCGCGGCGTATGTGACGATCCGCGACTCGCTGAAACATCTTTTCTGCACCGAGTTAGGCACGCTGTACGAGGCGCTGTCGGCCGACGCGGACAAGAATTTCGGCTCGAGCCCGGCGCTGGCGATCCACGACGAGCTCGGCCAGGTGCGCGGGCCGCGGTCGGAGTTGTACGAAGCGATAGAAACCGGCATGGGTGCGCATGAAGGGCCGCTGTCGATCGTGATATCGACACAGGCGCCGACCGACGCCGACCTGCTGTCGCTGCTGATCGACGACGCGAAGTCGGGCAAGGATAGTAAGCGCAAGCTGTTCATGTTTTCGGCGGGGCCGGACCTCGACCCGTTCGGCGTGCCGGCGATGCGGGCGGCGAATCCGGCGTTCGGAGATTTCCTCAACCCGGTCGAGGTGCAGGACAATGCGGAGTCCGCGCGCCGGATGCCGAGCCGGGAGTCGAGTTATCGCAACCTGCACTTGAATCAGCGGATCTCGCAGACATCGCCGCTGATTCCGCGGGCTGTATGGGTGGCCTGCAATGGCTCGCCGGATGATGATGCTTTCCTGTCTGGCCGGGTGTATATCGGCCTGGATTTGTCGGCGCGCAATGACTTGACAGCGCTCGTCGCCGTCGTTCGCGGGACCGACGGCGCTTGGCATGTGCGCGCCGAGTTTTTTGCACCGGAAGTCGGCGTCGCGGACCGCGCGCATCGGGACCGGGCGCCGTATGACGTGTGGGCGCGCGATGGCGGGCTTACGCTGACGCCTGGCGCGAGTGTGGACTACGGCTTCGTGGCCGAGCGGTTGTGCGCGTGGTGCGACGATCACGACGTGGCCGAGATCGCGTTCGATCGCTGGCGCATCGAGTCGCTGAAAACTGAACTGCGGCGCATGGGCCGCGAGTGTCCCGACCCGCCGTTCGAGTCCGACGGCATGCGCCTGTCGCCGTTCGGGCAGGGCTTCAAGGATATGTCTCCGGCGATCGATTCGCTGGAGTCCGAGCTGCTCAACCTCCGCCTGCGGCACGGCGGGAATCCTATTTTGACATGGTGCGCGGCGAACGCGATCGCGGTGCGCGACCCGGCGGGGAACAGGAAACTGGACAAGATGAAATCGACGGGACGCATCGACGGGCTGGTGGCGCTGACAATGGCGATCGGCCGGGCGACTAGTGCCGAAGGGGCGGTTCCCGAGCGGTCATTCTGGGAAACCGCCGCGGCATGAATCTCCCGCAGTGGTTGACGCCGTGGCGCCGCAAAAGCGTTACCACGTCGCTTGACCTATTCCGCGAACTGTTCGGGGCGCGGATATCGAAGTCCGGGGCGTCGGTCAACTGGAAAACCGCGCTCGACGTGACGACGGTTCTCGCCTGCGCGCGGGTGATCGGCGAGGGCGTGGCGCAGGTGCCGCTGAAGCTGCTGCGCGATTCGCCGGACGGACGGACGAAGCTGCCGGCCATCGATCACCCGCTGTACCCGATCCTGTACCGGCGGGCGAATTATTGGCAGACCAGTTTCGAGTTTCGCGAAACGATCATGCTGCACCTCGTCTTGACCGGCAATGCTTACGTTTTCAAGAATGTCGTCGGCGGCAGGATCACCGAGCTTATTCCGTTCGAGCCGCAACACGTCACGGTTTACCGCGCGACCGGCGGCGAATTGTCCTACCGGGTGATGATGCCGGCGGCGTCGTCCGGCGGGTTCGATGCCACTGGCTCGACCAAGCTATTCCCCGCCGAAGCGATATGGCACATCAAAGGCCCGTCGTGGTGCGGCTGGCTGGGGCTAGAGTCGGTGTTTCACGCTCGTGAGGCGATCGGGCTGGCGATGGCGACCGAGGAGTCGCAGAGCCAGTTCCACAAGAACGGCGCGCAGACGACCGGGGTGTACTCGGTCGAAGGCGCGCTGAACGCCGAGCAGTTCAAGAATCTGCGCGATTGGATCGAGAAGTACCAGGCGGGCAAGGAAAACGCCGGCCGGCCGTTCATTCTCGACCGCGCCGCGAAGTGGACCGCGCAGCAGATGAGCGGGGTTGACTCGCAGCACCTTGAGACGCGGCGCTATCAGGTCGAGGAAATCTGTCGCGCTTTGCGGGTGATGCCGATCATGGTCGGTTATTCGGACAAAGCGAGCACCTATGCGAGCGCGGAACAGATGTTCCTCGCGCACGTCGTGCATACGCTGGCGCCGTGGTACGAGCGGATCGAGCAGTCGATCGACGTCAACCTGCTAACCGAGTCCGACGCGCGGGCGGGGATTTACGCCAATTTTACTGAGGAAGGGTTGCTGCGCGGGTCGCTGAAGGACACCAAGGACGCGATTCTAGGCTACGTCAACGGCGGCATCCTCACGCCGAACGAAGGCCGGGCGCTGCTTGACCGCAACCCGGACCCCGACCCGGCCAGCGACGAGTTGCGCATTCCGGCGAACATCGTTGGCGAGACGCCGGCGCCGACCGACACCACGCCGGCACCGCCGGCAGGAGGCTGACAAATGGAACGCATCGAGTGCTCATTGCGCGAGTTGAAACTTGCGGCGTCCGACGCGATGACTTTCTCCGGCTATGGCGCGGTGTTCGGCAACGTCGACGCCTACGGTGACGTGATCGCGCCGGGCGCCTTCGCGGAGACGCTGGCGACGGCACAGAAAACCGGCATCTGGCCGGCGATGCTGCTGCAGCACGGCGGGTCGATGTTTGGCGGCGGGGCGATGGACCAGACCCCGATCGGCGTGTGGACCAGCCTCGCCGAAGATGGCAAGGGTTTGAAAGTCGAGGGCACGCTGGCGCCGACGCCGCGCGGGCAAGAGGTACACGCGCTGATGAAGATGGCGCCACGGCCGGCAATCGACGGGTTGTCCATCGGATTCATTCCGATCAAGTGGCGCAACCGATCGACGCCGGACGAGCCGCGCCGGACATTGGAAACAATCAAGCTGATGGAGATCTCGCCGGTGACGTTTCCGGCGAACGATCAGGCGCGCATTACCGGCGTCAAGAGTGGAAATATCTCCGAACGAGAGTTCGAGCGGTGGCTCATGCAGGACGCTGGGTTCAGCCGCTCCGAGGCCCGAGTTGTGATTAACCAGGGCTTCAAAGCCTATGCCGCTATGCAGGACGCTGGCGACGACGGGCTCGCTGAACTGGTGGCAATGGTCAACCGGACCAACGCCGCCATCCTGCAACCTAAACCCAGAGGGAAATCATGAGCGATATGCTCGAACTGAAGAAGTCAATCGAAGCGCAGGGCACCGCGTGGGAAGAATTCAAGAAGGCCAACGATGAGCTTATCAAGGCCAAAGCCGACGGCAAAGCCGTAACTGACATCGATGCCAAACTGGTGACGCTGGGCGCGGCGATGGATGCGGCGTCGGAACGCCAGAAGGCGCTCGAGGCTGACATCACCCGCCTCAATCGCCCCGACCTCGGCACCGACAAGCCGGACGTGGCGCTGGCGCTCGCGACCAAGCGGTTCAACGATGCGCGGCGTTCGCTGGCGACCAGCTACCTGCCGGACATCGACGCCAAGACGTATTCGCTCTACAAGAGCGGCTACTGGAATTGGCTGCGCAAGGGCAATCTCGCGGCGCTGTCGGCCGAGGAGCAGAAGGCGATGATTGCGGGCGACGATTCGCAGGGTGGGTACATGCTGCCCGAGGAATCGACCGGCCGCATCAGCGCGCGCATTTTCGAGTTGTCTCCGATCCGGCAGTTGGCTTCGGTGCAGGCGATCTCGACGGCGGCGATGGAGGGCATCTATGACAACGACGAGTCGTCCTACGGCTGGGTCGCGGAAACCGGCGCCCGGACGGACACGACCACGCCGACGGTCGGCAAGTATCGGATCGAGGCGCACGAAATGTACGCCGCACCGAAGGCGAGCCAGACCTTGCTCGACGATTCCGCGGTGGACATCGAATCGTGGCTGGCGGCGAAAGTCGCCGACAAGTTCGCGCGGGTGGAGGGTGCGACGTTCTGCACCGGCACCGGCGTCGGTCAGCCGCGCGGCTTCGGATCGTACACCACGGCAGCGACCGCCGATGCAACCCGCACCTGGGGCCAGATCGAGCACGTCGTCACCGGCGCGAACGGAGCGTTTCATACCACGCAGGGCGACCCGCTGTTCACGTTGCTGCAAGCCTTCAAGACTGGCTACCTCGCCGGGGCTTCGTGGGTGACCACGCGGGAAGTGGTCGGGGCAATTCGCAAGTTCAAGACCACGACCACACTGGACTATATCTGGCAGCCGGGGCTGCAAATGGGCACGCCGGATCGTCTGCTGGGCTACCCGCTGGTGCTGGCGCAAGACCTGCCGGCGCTGTCGACGTATGCCACGCTGGCGTCGCCGATGTGGCTGGCGAACTGGCGCGAGGCGTACCAGATCGTCGACCGCATGGGGATTCGGACGCTGCGCGATCCGTTCACCAGCAAGCCGTATGTGATTTTCTACAGCACGGCGCGGGTCGGCGGGGCCTGCCTCAACTTCGAGGCGATCAAGTGCATCAAGTTCACGACCTGATCGTGGCCTGATCCCATTCACTCTCACATCAGACGAGGACATCATGAGTATCGAAAAAGACCTGCACAACAATGTGAAGGTTCAACGAGTGATCGCGCCGATCGCGATTGGCGCCAACGCAACCAAGTCCGGCAAGGTCATCGACCGGCGCGGTTACGGTGGCGTGGAGTTCGTCGCCAGCTATGGCGCGGTGACGACCACCGGTAGCATCGTTACCCTGGTGGTGATGGAGGGCGACGTGACCGGGACGCTTACCAGCGTAGCGGACGCGGACCTGCTCGGCACCGAAGCGTTGGCAAGCCTGGCGGTTCAGGCGACCTCGCGCACCAGCGAAGTCGGAAAGAACGTTAGCAAGCGCGTCGGCTACAAGGGCATCAAGCGGTATGTGACGGTGGACTCCATCAGCACTGGGACTACCTCGCTCGGAGCCCTTTCGGTCGAAGCGGTGCTGTTCAACCCTGGCGTCGCGCCGACGGCCAACCCGTAACAAGCGTGTCGGTGAAAGCGGTAGGTGATGCGGCGATCCGCGGAGGGTCGCCGCATCATCAACCGGAACACGTCGCGATCGTCGGTCTCGGCCCGAGCGCGGCGCAGTACGAGAACATCGTCAAGCGGCTCGGCGCGCGCAAGCGGTTCGCCGACGAGCTGTGGGTGATTAACGGGCTGGGTGACGTGCTGCGCGCCGATCGCGTCTGGCATATGGACGACGTGCGGGTGCAGGAATTGCGGGCGAAGGAGCGGCCGGACTCCAACATCGCGGCGATGCTCGGGTGGATGCGGACCTACCAGGGGCCGGTCTATACCAGTTTTGCGCACCCGGACTATCCGTGCCTCGTCGAGTTTCCGCTCGAGGCGGTGGCGAACAGTACCGGCTACGCCTACTTCAACAGCACCGCGGCGTATGCGGTAGCCTATGCGGTCCACATTGGCGTCAAGAAACTGTCGGTTTTCGGGTTCGACTTCACTTACCCGAACGCGCACCACGCGGAGAAGGGTCGCGCGTGCGTCGAATTCTGGCTCGGCATGGCGGCGGCGCGCGGGATCAAGATCGCGGTGCCGCGGGAGTCGAGCCTGTTGGATGCCTGCCATCCTTACGCGGAGCGACTGTATGGCTACGATGCGGTGGCAGTCACGATCACCGACAAGCCGGGCGGGGGCTTTGCGTTTGCCTTCGCGGAGAAGGCATTACCAAGCGCCGCCGAGGTGGAGCTGGCCTACGATCACGAAGCGCATCCCAACGCATTGATGAGGGGTTGAAATGGACAAGGCAAGTTTTGTTGTGCGGCATACGTCAACCGGTCTTCCTTCCGAAGATTTCGTCGTCGGGATCGCCGAGGCGAGCGCCGCGATGGGCGTTGCCACCGCAGATTTGTCTACTGCGGCCGATGCGCGGATTGCGGCGGCGGCGAACGCCGCCACCATTGCGGCGCAGACTTGGATCGGCTTGGCGACCGCCACGACCGCGCAGATTGCCGACAAGACGCACGCTATCAACACGACGGGGAAGGTGAAGGGCAAACACGTTTACGACACGACGGCCGATTTGATCGTGTTCGCGCTCGGCGCCAGCGACGTGTCGAAGTGGCGGCTGACCGGCGCGGTCGACAACACGGGCGACGTGACGCCGACATGAGCGACATCATCGGAGCGGTCGGCGAACTGCGCGCGACGATCCATATCACCCGCAAGGCGACTGGCGTGGTCGATACGTTCGAGTTGATCGGTGTGTTGACGCCGGAGCAGGCTACGGCGCTCGGCGCCACGGTGCGGCATAACCGTAATCACGGCGTGCGCGGCGCGGTAGTCGGGCCGGGTACGGTAGTTTCAAACCAGGAGAAATAGCTATGGCGGTCACACATTCCACGGCATCGCGCGATCTAGCTACCAACGCTGTCGTCGATCAGCTCGACGGCGCCGGCTCGAAACTTTGCTTTCGCATTACCGGCTCGACGATTGGCGCGCCGTCAGCGATTGCGGCGACGCTCACGTTTGCAACGCCCGCGTTTGGCGCGTCGTCGTCCGGCACCGCGACGGCGGGCGCGATCGCATCGGATACCAACGCAACCGGCAACGCGGGAGCGGTAGCATTCGCATCGCTGCAAACATCGGCCAACGTGCTTGCTATCCATTGCGCGGTGGCGGCGTCTGGCAGCGACATTGACATGAGCAACGGTCTAACCGTGGCATCGGGCGATACGGTGTCCTGCTCCGCGTTGACGTACACGGCGCTGTCGGCGTGACGCTATGAGTTTCGTTCTTGCCGATCGCGTCAAAGAAACAACGACCGTCACCGGCACGGGCACGGCGACGCTGCTCGGTGCGTCGACGGGATATCAAGCGTTTTCGGTCGTCGGAAACACGAATACCTGCAATTACGCGATCGTCGGCGGTGCGGAGTGGGAAGTCGGCCTCGGCACGTACACGTTGAGCGGAACAACGCTGTCGCGGGATAGCGTACTTGCGAGTTCGAACAGCGGGTCGGCGGTTTCGTTCAGCGCGGGGACGAAGGACGTTTTCCTGGTAGTGCCGGCGGCGACGTTGGCTGGATCAGGGACCGGCGTATTCGCTCGCGTGAGCGGCCCGACGCTGGTGGCGCCGG